TTATTTTTTCAGGTAAATGTTCTGGTGTACATTTGTTGTTTGTTAGTATAACCCATTCCCATTTTTTATATGTTTGTTTGATAATCGAATCATATAATTCAAGTAAGTATGGTATGTTTTCTGGACTGTGTTCAGGTGTGATAAAGCTAAATTTGTAAAGTTTCATAATTTAATCAAAGAAAAATAAATGTGTTAGTCTGCCGTCTTGTTTGTTTTGGCCAAAATAGGGTCCTGCTGAATGTATACATCTAGCATCCATAATAACTAATCTATTATACAGGTTACCAGCTGAATCGGCAATATCAAATTTAGTAGAATCATAAAATCCACCAGAAAAAGCCGTATCAGCATCAACATCTGTTGCTCTTCTGGCACCATTAATTTTAGACCGATGTAATCTTGTACCACTTTCTAATGGTGCATCTGGTGTCATGTATATCATGGCAGCCCATTTTTGTAAATCATAATGATAAACTTGTGGATCTTCGGCTATACAGATTTGAAATACACCATTATAACCTTGTTCAAAATCTATGATACGTTCACCCATAATAAACTCAAAGGCTTCTTTAAGTCCTTTTGGTCGATATGGTCTTACAGACCTAAGTCCTTTATACCATCTTAAATCTTCTTTATATTCAACTTGTGTTAATGCAAAGTCTCTTATTGTATCTGGATCATTATAAAAGTTATCTACAACAAACAATTTTTTACCATAAGATTTATTGATATAAAATGGTGGATGTTCTATTTGTCCAGATTCTTCTTTTTCTTTTTCGTATAAAGCAACATCGTGTAAACTTTGAACCAATGGACCACCATCATGATATATGGAAGAATCTACAAAGTTTGTATATGTTGGATAAGCATTTGTTCTTTCAGGCTGCATCATAATACTTGTGTATTTGTACATATTTTTCCAATCTCTTGACTGTTGATATTTGTATACCAAAGCCAATAGATGGTCATTTCTACCTGGCGCAAATGAACCTGCCGATTTTAAATAATTTATTTGATTTTCTTTATCATCAAAGTAACCATAAATCTGTGCAATCATCAACATAGACATATAAGAAACTTCATCGATGAATTGTGCTGATTGTGTTTTATTAAACTGGTGCATAAAATTTAAATATTCACCAAAATAATATATACATCTACGGCCATATTCTTTCTTTTGGCTTTCACCTAAAGGAAAAGCATTTGATTCCCAAGCATCAAAATAACTTTTACCAATATACCAAAAATGATATAGGTCTGTTTTGAAACTATCTTCAGCTATCATCTTTTCTTCTAAGATGAGGGCATGACTCATAAATTTAGTTGGTACACCCCAGCTTTGACCTTCATTAAATCCTGTTTGTCTAAATGATTTTGGTAATAACACTCTTTGAAATCTATCACCAATTGCTTCATCGGCACAGTAAACAGTTTCATGGCATGGGTCATGATTGAAACGCCAGAACATTTTAGCATTCCACATCCAGCACCGAGTGTATGTTGATGTACCTTGAACACAAGGAACTTCCCAAGAATGTACTGTGGTATCATCTAGTATTGACCAATCAAAGTCATCATCTACTTGCAGAATCTCATCACAGTCCATCTTTAAAATCCAATCACAACCATGTTCAAGACTTTGGCAAGTTTGTGTCAGATGGTCACGATTCCAACCAAAGCCTACCCAGCCCTCATCTACATTATAAAGAAATCCTGGTATTTGATGTTCTGCAAAAAATTCTTCAACAATCTTTTCTGTACCATCTGTTGAACCATTGTTTTGTATTACCCAAAAGTCAATATACTTGTAACAAGATTCCAGCATTCGTCTAATAGTTTTAGATTCATTTTGAAACATTGTGGTCATTACAATCTTACATTTTTTTTCAACCATTATCTTACTCTCTTTTCAATTAATTCCAATATATTTTTATCATTCTCTTGGTTTTTTGCAGGACTATACAAGGCTCTTTTTCTTGGTGGTGTATTTGGTGTAGAATCTGTTAAGTAATAAGTAGCAACACTTTTTCTATACACATCTTTTGGACAATTAATAGGGTCATAAAATCCATGCCAAGAATTTTGTGTGGTATTAAAGATAACGGCTCGATTAAAAATACAATCTATTGTCTTAACTTTTTCTTTTGGCTTATTTGTTTTTTCATCATGTGACCAGAATTCTAAATTACCACCCCATTTAGGATCCCAATCTGGTGTTAGGTATAGAATGAGATTTAACCTACGCTCTAGGTTTAACTTTGGATGCAGAGAGTAGTCAAGATGTACATTTAATTTTCCACCATGACCATGAATGTGCCAGCCGCCTCCATGTAAACCCATATCTGAATATAGATTATCTAATTTCAAAATATCTTTTAATTTACCAGTGAAGTTATTACCATTCAACTCTGTAAATAATTGGTATGTTTCAGGTGGAAAATAAAACCAATTGTTAATTGTCTTTTTTAATTCCAATGGATTATCATAATCATACCAAACTGGTGAATGAAAATCTGGAAATTCAGCTGAGAGTTTTGTGGCTTTATCTATCGGTAAAAAATTATCTATTATAAAATATTCAAAAGGTTCAACTTCCATAACAATATCATTCATTCTATCTCCATTTAGGTCCTTCAAACCAAGCTGCTACACTATATCTAGTACCTCTGAGGACTGGATTTGCTTTGTGTCTGAACATTGAAGGAAAGTAAATGATAGAGCCTTGATTTTTAGTTTCTTTATCTAATGCTGGACAACCTTCTGTAATTTCAAAATCACCACCTTGATAATCTTCAGGATCGGATAGTTGTATAATACAAGAAAGTTTACGATGATATATTGGATCGTTGTTTAACCAAAAGACATCATGGTGTTCTTTGTATTCACCTTTATCAAGATAATCATATTCAGCAATTTGAATAAATGGTAATCTTGTAATATGAACATTGAAAAAATCTCTGTTGGCTTCTAAGGCTGTTTTCCATAGAGCATCAAATACCCAAGTAAATTTTGTATTGTCTGAATTGACAAATCTGATTTTACTTCTTCTTAGGGAGTAGTCTACTGTTTGTCCATCACCTATACCAAGAATACCGTCTTGTGTTGGGATATCTGCCGCATCAGCAATGATTTTTTCACACGCTGTTTTATCAAAATAATGATTAAAGTAACACCATTCGCCAGTCATAATATTTCACCTTTATAATTAATTTAAATTCTACAACACTTATTTAGTCTTGTCTATTAGGGCTTTGTAGGCCAGTTGACCGAAGATAAATCTAAATCACCAACATCATTCAGTTCTGGACTACAATTATTTGTTATATCTCTTAATGCTTGTCTGTATGCTTTTTGTGGTTCAGTAATTTCTCTGTCTGAACAAGCCCACCAATCAGTTTCTTTTAATAAATTATCTCGTCTCATTCTTACTAAATCTAATTTAAAATTAATTTCAGCTTCTTCTGAATGTTCTTGAAGTTGTTGCCAAGTTACAAATTGTGTATCACCATAGATTGGAGAATTATTTTCATCATGGTCAATAATCCATTTCACATTGGTATTATATTCCAATTCGTTAGTGGGTACATCTCCAACGCAGTGAAAATTTTGACTGACATTTAATTTTTGTTTTACTTTAAGTAATCGTATAAGTATATTCATTTTAAACTATCCATAATTGCATTTGTGCTGGAGTATAATTTCTAAAAGAACCATCTGCTTCACCACCGGCGTAATACCAATTATCATTGGCATCTCTTACTTGTAAATAAGCATTGTATGTATAACCAGCAGTCCACCCAGGATTTCCCTGGTCTGCAAAGTCAAACACATTTATAGTTTGAGCCATTTGAAACCAAGTCATGTCAGCATTATTATGAACAGCTCTGCTGATGCCAAAACCCCAACTACCATCACCACAATAAAATGTACCACCATTATTTTGACAATAGACTCTTAATCTAAAAACACCATGATTTAAACCGCCTTGATATGACCGCCATGAACAAGTATAAAAAAGCATTATTTTTGTTACAGTAGCTGGAATATAAATGTTAGAAATAGATAGACCACTAACATCTTGCCATGAAGTATTAACAAGAGCACCGGCACCAGAGCCGGTAGCAGAACTTTTACTTCCATGATAGACTGCTGTAGCAAATGTTCCTGTAGGACCTTGAGCACCTGTAGGACCTGTGGGTCCTGTGGGGCCACCCGGTCCTGTAGGTCCTGTAGGTCCTTGAGCACCTGGAGGACCTGTTGGTCCTGTACCACCACCTGGTCCTGTAGGTCCGGTTGAACCTGTTGGACCTTGAGCACCTGGAGGACCTGTGGGTCCTGTACCACCACCTGGTCCTGTAGGACCGGTAGAACCTTGAACACCTTGGGCACCAGGAGCACCTGTAGGTCCTGTAGGACCTCCAGGTCCTGTGGGACCACCGGGTCCTGTAGAACCTTG